GGCTGGGATGAACGGGGGAAGCTGGAGCAGAAATTCTGGGAATTCCACGTCTCTCACCCGGAGGTCTACGATACGCTCGTCTATTTCGCGCTACAGTGGCGGAAGCGGCGTGGTTCGGAGGCAGTCTGCGGGATCGGGGCGTTGTACGAGAGGGCGCGGTGGGAGATGTGGTTCCGGAGCCTCGACGATACTCCACCGCCGAAGCTGAGTAACAACCACCGGGCGTACTATGCCCGGTTGATCATGCAGCGGAGGCCGGAACTTGAGGGCATTTTTCGGCTGAAACGCCAGAGAGTCCAGGCGACATTCGGCCCCCGCAATGAAGGACTAGAACCGAACGAGCATATAGAGTGATTACGGAAACTTATGCCGATGACCAGCCCCGTCTGGACTCTCATATCGAGGGTCTGGGCGGGGCATTTTTTTGTGTCCGGCGTTGCGGTGCAACGATATCTCATTGCGGCGCAATAGCTATGATCCATTGCACCGCAACGCCTCGCAATTGCGCCGCAACGGCTCTGTGTATATATATATCTTAGGACTATAGACTCACCCCCCCTTAGGGGGGGGAGTCGTCTATATATAGTCTAGGACTAGTACAGGAGGGACTCATGGACGGATTGACTATTGAGATCATCCCCGACGGGAGATTATCGAAGAACGGCCTGAGACGGTCGAACTGGAGGACGTCCCAGGCGTTGGTGAAGCAGGCCAGGGAGGATGCCTACGTCCTCGGCCTGATCGAGTTACAGGAGGGCGTCTGGGAGACTCCCGACCGCGTCGAGATCGACATCGTTCAGTATTACGCCAGGACGCCGCTCGACTTCGACGGGCTGGCCTGCGTCTGCGCCCCGACTATCGACGGTCTGGTAGACTGCCAGATACTGCCAGACGACGATCCCAGCCACGTCGCCCGGTACAACCTACGGCACGAAAAGGTCGGCACCATCGCGGAGAACCGGATCGCGATCACCGTTCGGCCAGTCAGTGAATAGGAGGCGCAACCATGCAGAAAACTCCGCGAGGGCCGTATTACACGCAAGACCCTGAATGGTACGATGCCCGCCGGGAGCGCATCGTCCAGGCCCGCCGGGAGGGTCGAACCTTGAAGGCTATCGGCGAGACCTGGGGCATAACAGGCCACCGAGTGAGGCAGATAATCATCCAAGAACTGAGGAGCCGAAAGTCGAAGGCGTTCCGGTGCGTGCGGTGCGGGGCCGAGGAGGAGGCCTTGCCCACGGGCATGACGGACGTTAAGGGCGCGACTCATTTTGTCTACCATACGCCGAAGGGGTGGTGGAGCATCACCACGTCGGACGGGATGCTGCTATTCTGCCGCGATGAGGCGGTGACCATAGTGGGCGGTGAAGTCCAAGACTAGGAGGGCAGCCGTGCAGATTAGAGATCATGTGAGGGAGCGTAGGGCGTGGCGGTGCCGGTACTGCGGAAACCCGCCAGCCAATAACAAGCAGGGCCAATGGGGTCGGGCTTGTTCGGGGTGCAAAGGGTCGCTGACGCGGATGCTCCGCTCTGGGAAGTACGGGCCGACCTATGCGAAGGCAACGAAGGAGCGGCTCATGGGGATGGTCTACGATCACCTCACTGCGAAGTGGGTAGACGATGCAGATTAGAGACCGCATCAAGGAAAGATGGTTGTGTTATTCAAACAGTTAGAGGAAGCAGACCTGCGATATATCTCACTCGGAGCAGGGGTGCAGAGTTCGGTGCTGGCCCTGATGGCAGCCAGAGGTGAGATTGAACCCATGCCTGATTGTGCGGTGTTCGCAGACACACAGTGGGAACCGTCAGGAATATATGAGCATTTGGATTGGCTAGAAGCTCAACTGCCGTTCCCGGTGCATCGGGTCACATTTGGAGACATCCGTGAGATGGTGTTACGAACAGTCAACGAGGAGCCAGAAGGGGTTTATCGGGCTAATTCTCCGCCGTCAATTCCTGTATTCCTTAAAAGTTCACTTGGAGAGGGCAGCTTATTGCTACGGCAATGCACTAACAACTTCAAGATTAGACCAGTCCAGAAGAAAATTCGTGAAGTTATGGGCTATGGCAAAGGCAAAAGGCTGCCCAAAGGTACTCAAGTCGAGGCGTGGGTGGGCATAAGTCGGGACGAAGTGCAACGGGTAAAGGACAGCCGGGAGTGGTGGGCAGTCAACCGCTATCCGCTAATTGAGCGGATGATGACTCGGCATGACTGCCGGGTCTGGTTTGAGGAGAACTATCCGGGCAGAACACTGTCCCGCAGTGCGTGTATTGGTTGCCCCTACCACAACGACAGAGAGTGGCGCGAGATGCGGGACAATGATGCGGAAAGCTGGGCTGATGCCGTGGACTTTGACCATGCCTTGCGGTCAGGGCAACGCAACGCATTTGGAAGGGAAGACCCGTCCTTCCTTCACAAGTCCCTTCTCCCGCTAGACGAGGTGGACTTATCCACCGAACAGGATCGAGGACAATTGGATATGTTCGGGAACGAGTGCGAGGGGATGTGCGGAGTTTAATTATGAGAATTAGAGACCGGATCAAGGAACTGAGACGAGTCCCGGCATCGGAGCTTCTACCGAACCCGAAGAACTGGCGCACCCACCCTGTAGCGCAACAGGACGCCCTTAGAGGCGTGTTAGCGGAGGTCGGGTATGCCGACGCCCTGATCGCCCGCGAGACGCCGGAGGGGTTGATGCTGGTGGACGGGCATCTACGGGCTGAGACCACGCCGGACTCCGACGTCCCGGTGCTAGTGCTGGACATCAACGAGGCCGAGGCCGACCTGATGCTGGCGACCCTCGACCCGCTGGCGGCTATGGCTGGGCGGGACGAGGAGCGGCTGACGGAGTTGCTGGCAACGGTGACATCCGATAACGACACGGTGAACGCCCTCCTCCAGACCCTGGCGAACGGATACGAGCCGCTGACGATAGCAGACCCGGAGCCGGTAAAGGACGAGGCATATGTGCAGACCGTGGACACTCCGATCTATGAGCCGTCGGGGCCGCAGCCGGAGGTCGCGGAGTTATCAGACCGGAGTACCGCCGACGAGTTACTCCGCGAGATACGGGACGCCGGTCTGCCGGAGGAGGTCGAGAGGTTCTTGCTAGATGCGGCCGAACGACACGTCGCGTTCAACTTCCAACGGATCGCGAACTATTACGCCCACGCTCCCGCTGACGTCCAGGCCCTAATGGAGCGGTCGGCCCTGGTGGTTATTGACTACGATCAGGCGATTGAGAACGGATTCGTCCGGCTCAAGGAGGACATCGACGCAGCCTTCCACGAGGACTATCCAGATGCGTGAGGACTTCTGTGCCTTCATCCTAACGCACGGGAGATCGGACAGGGTGCATACCTATCGGACACTCCAGACCCACGGCTATACGGGCAAGGTGTTCATCGTGATCGACGACGAGGACGAGACCGGTGAGGAGTACAAACGCATCTATGGCGACGACGTCCTGGTGTTCTCCAAGGATGAGGTCGGGCGTTACACCGACCTGTTCGACAACTCTCCTGATCGTCGGAGCATCACCTGGGCGCGGAACGCTTGCTGGGACTTAGCGAGGCAGCAAGGCTATCGGTATTTTGTCCAACTGGATGATGACTATACGGCTTGGACATACCGCAGGATGGGAGCGGGCCACTCGCTTAGTTCCTCTGATGCTCCTGAGTATCATAGCTGGATGATTAGAAGCCTCGACGCGGTCTTTGATGCGCTCGTCCGAGTTATCGAGACCACGTCAGTAACGACGATTGCATTCTCTCAGGGTGGCGACCATATAGGCGGGGGGCCACGCAAGGAGCGATTCAAACGCAAGGCGATGAATAGCTTTGTCTGTAGTGTAGATAAGCTGATCCGGTTCCGAGGGAGGCTCAATCAAGACGTTACAACCTATGTCTCTCTAGGGCGGATCGGGCCATTGTTTTTTACTGATATGGAACTGCAACTAATACAGCCTCGGACTCAAGGCACTACTGGAGGGCTTACAGGCTACTATCGAGATACTGGGACATATGCGAAGTCCTTCTATACGGTGATGGCGGCTCCGTCTTGCACAACTATTCGGAGGATGGGGCCGGTCAATCAACGGCTCCATCACCATATCGACTGGGGCAAGGCCGTCCCGTTAATCATCTCGCAAGAGTTCAAGAAGGCGGTGAAGGTCTGATGCCGAAACGTAAGCAGCCGGGACTCTACCCGACGCCGCAAAAGAAAGCCGAGTTTGAACTACGCCGGTATCAGATGCTGGAATTGTACAAGGGCGGCGCGACCGAGAAGCAGATCGGGGAGACCCTGGGCGTCGACAAGAGCCAGGTTCACCGGTCGATCAAGCGGGTGCTGAACGACCTCGCCGAGAAGTATTCCGGCATGGCCGACCAGATGCGCGGCCTCCAGATGGAGCGGTACACGACCCTCCTGGCCCGGTGGTGGCCGCAGGCCCTGGCCGGGGACGAAACCGCGACGAATATGGTATTGAAGATCATGCACCGGATCTCGGAGATCAACGGCGTGATTCCCAAGGAACCGTTGATCACTATCGACCAGCGGGCGATCCACCTGACCCAGGGCGAAGTAACCTTCTCAATCGAGGCAGCAAGTGGTAACTACCTCAACGGCAACGGCCCCGACGGTGACGTACCGGAGACCGTCGCTCTACCCGAAGCAGCAGGCGGCGATATTCAGCCCTGACCGGTACGGGATCATTGAGGGGTCAACCAAGTGCGGCAAGACGGTCGCCTGTATCGCGTGGATACTAGAGCGGGCGATGGGCGGGCTGCGGGGGCAGGCGTACTGGTGGGTCTCGCCGGTCTATCCCCAGGCGAAGGTCGCGTTCCGGCGGCTCAAGCGTGGCCTGCCGGAGACCCTCTACGCGGCCAACGAGTCCGAGTTAACGATCACCCTGGTCAACGGGGCGATCATCTCGTTTAGGTCTGCCGAGAAGCCGGACAACCTCTACGGGGAGGACGTCTATGCTGCCGTGCTGGACGAGGCCACGCGGATGCGGGAAGAGGCGTGGCACGCGATCCGGTCGACCCTGACGGCTACCCGTGGCCCGGTGCGGATCATCGGCAACGTCAAGGGTCGGCGGAACTGGGCGTATGCCCTGGCGCGTCGGGCCGAGGGAGGGGAGCCGGGGTGGACGTATGCGAAGCTCACAGCCACGGACGCCATTGACGCGGGGATCATAGCCTCGGAGGAGATCGCCCAGGCCCAACGGCAACTACCCGAGAACGTGTTCCGCGAACTCTACTATGCCGAGCCGTCAGACGACGGCGGGAACCCGTTCGGCCAGGAAGCTATCCGAGCCTGTATCGGGGACGTCTCCGGCGATCCTCCGGTGGTCTATGGGGTCGACCTTGCCAAGTCCGTCGACTGGACGGTGGTAGTCGGCCTCGACGATACCGGGGCCGTCTGCCGGTTCGACCGCTATCAGTGGCCGTGGGAGGAGACCGTCCGCCGGCTGGCCCAGGAGATCGG